TCTCCTTTAAATTTGTAAATCTTAGTTAATTTATCTCCATAAATAGATTTAAACTCACCTCGTTCTGCTCTTTCATATGCATATCTAGTGTATGGATATGCCATATATCCTCTTTTAGAATCCCAAAGATGGATTAAGTTTTTTTCTCTCTGATAATAGATATTTTGATACAAATTCTCTCTGTTTTATTTATTTATACAAATATACGAAATTTATTTCATATATCCTAATTGTTTTATAATTATTTTTAATTAAAAATATGCTTTACCCACACTCCATTTATTAGTTTCAATCCATTATAAATGCCATCATGATAATTTTCACAAATAATATCATCAACCCCATCTTTATCAATATCATCTATTTTGAATTGAGTCCATCCATAGTTATCACTACTTCCATTTATACCACCACCATCTAGTGATTCTGAAAGTATTGTGGTATCTAATGTAAAATTTAGATTATGATTTATATATAATACAAGTTCAGAACGATTGCCATCATATCTTCCTTCAATTATATCCAGATCACCATCATTATCAATATCCATGAATTCAATGTCCATGGTATATTCTGTGTTAGTGTTTGGGAGTGGGATTACTGTATTTGAAGTATCAAATCCATTTGATTTGCCAAGTACAATTGATGTAGTATATCCATAAATCTCATGTGTACCCAATACCATATCATTAAATCCATCTTTATTTATATCAATAATTTCATATGTTAAAATAGGGTTGGTATATTGATGTAAATCAAAATTAGAATTTGTAAAATTACCAGTACCATCACCATACCAAATATCTTGAGCAGTTATCACATCAACATTCCCATCACCGTTAATATCTCCTGTAGCTCCGTTATGATACCATAGACCAAATCCATTATCAACTTCATTAACATTAAATGTAGAATCTGTTTGTTGAATTAATACCGTAAAGTTTCCTCCATAGTTTCCTGGTTGACTTTCATCAACTCCCAATAAAATGAAATCAGCTAGATTATCATTATTTACATCAGTTTTTAATATCTTATGTCCCGTAAATCCATCCGTATTGTCATTTATAAAAGAAGAATCTTTTATGTAAGTTTTATCATCTCCTTCATTAATAAACCAATGAGCAGATGCTCTTCGTATTGTACCATCATCATAGTATGGACATGCTAAAATATCTTGAAATCCATCATTGTTAACATCATAGTATGATGCTCCTTGTGAGAATTCCAACGTACCACCGGTTTGATTTGTTCCGATGTTCAAACTATAACTTTCAGATCCATTTCCCCAAATGAAGTATGTTCCACTTCTTTGATTTAAATAGGATTCTTTGTAAATTGTCTGAGATATAGGTGGTGGAATATCTATTTCACCAAATTCTTCGTGCTCACAACTACTTAGAGTTATTAGGCCAATAAGTAAGAAGAGCCTCATCTTTTTGTTTATTCCAATCATCTTTATTTAATGAAATTTTTAGTTTATTAGCAATTGATAATCCAATTTCCCATGCGTTTAATTCATTTACAAATCTACCCATTTCAAACTCTCGTTTGTTAGTATCATCATCTATATTCTTATACGAGTTCGAACCAACAGCAGTTGGTGGTTGTAACGCATGTCCTACTTCATGTAGTAAGGCATATAATCCATTATTTGTTAAATCATAGTTGTGATGAACAAAAATGGTTCTATTAAAATGTCCCATGAAAGAAGTTATATGTCCTAATTTTACAACAACTCCTTTTTTGTGTTTTATATAGTCACATACAGATTGAAAATCCTTTGGGTATTTTCTATTTTTGAACTTATATCTACCCATTCACTTGGTCTTCTTCTGCAATATGTGAACGGAATCCCATTACTGGTTTAATTCCTGTAATCTCGATTTCTCTAAGTTTAATGTATTTTTTAGTTACCATTAAGGTTTCTAAATCAGTTTCAGTTTTTACCCAATCTGTGAAAAGGTATGTTAGTAGTTTTGATTTTAATGCTTTAATCATAATTTAAGGTTTTAAGATTTGTTATTTGTTAATTCTAATGCTTCTTCGTAAGATATGATAATACCACGTTCTTCCATCATCATCATTTCTAATCTAGCCAAATGGTGTTTTAGTGTATTCATAGTTTATTTACAAAATAGGTTAGTGGGAACTTCGATTCCCTTTTGTTTCTTTATCTGATAGAATACGTTGAAAAACGCTTTGTAAACTTTCCCAGCATACTCTAATGAATCGTTTGGTGTTTTCCACATCATCTCTCCACCATTCATTCTATGCTTATTCACAACTTTGATTTCCCAACCTTTAAGGATGAGGTTAACTATCTTCTTCTGAGGAGGAGTGAACTTAACTCCCTCAATACTCTTCACAAACATTTCGATTTTATTAGTCATAATTTATATAGTTTTAAGGTTTAACATTAATGGGAACTCCCACACATTTACTAAGTAAATATACGACTTTTTATTGGAATAACCTAATAAAAAGTGAATTATTTTTGAACTATCCACACAGGTTCACAAAAAGTTTGGTTTTTTGTTTCTTCTGCCAACTGTAAACTCTCCTCTGAATACTGTTGTCCATCTTTAGCAGTTCCTGCACCACCACTATTAGGTCTTTTTGCCATTTCCATACCAATACACCCCTTATAAGTTAATCCCTTAGAAGTGAGGTATTCAATCATTGGATTACAAATTTCTAGCCAACCCTTATCACCTTTAGAACTTGCATAAACATCAGCGATGTTAATTGCAATAATACCACCTTTCTTAACTGTTGGTATAATCTTACCCAACGTAGTATGTAAAAAATTCTTGTTCCAATCGTTTATGTTTTTATATCTTACCCAGCTCTGTGTATCATCGTGTGAATATCTTTCAACTGAAAAGTATGGTGGTGATGTAAATACTACATCAAAGTAATCATTATACTCATCATAGTTGAAATCTTCTGCTGGTGATTCATAGAAGTTTGTTTTGGTAGGTGTTTCAAAGAAAGATGTATGTTTGGTATAGAAATCTCTTTGTTGTTCATAGATAGGATGATTTTCTTTACGAGGGTCTAACCCTACATAATGTTCAACTGTTTCACTTGAAAATGCACCTGCTAATCTATCACCCCATCCCATTGAGAAATCAAGTACAGTTTTAGCATTATTCATATCATAAAACATCTTGGCAACATTTGGCTTGAACTGGGCACATATATACTTGCGTAATCCAATCATTGTTCTTAATTCCTTTTTACCAACTTGTGGTAATTTTAAAGAATAAGATGCTCCCATTAAAGATACCATAAATGCTTTCGTTTCCCAAGTTCTTTTTGGACCTGGTGAAACTGAACCATCTACACTCCATCTGTTGTGTTGTTGGAAATAATTAGATGCTCTGTTACCTGTATTGATACGAGAAAAGTATTGTTGTTTTCCATCGTATGTTAATGGATATTTAGATTCCGCTGCTTTTCGTGGAAACCATTCACCTTCTTTAAGATACTCACTCCATCTAAAACCTTTAAGTTTTAAAAAATCATTATAAGCATCTTCTTCAGTAATATCAGCATATGGTATTGGATACTCCATGAATAATTCTGCCATCATTTCTTTAACAGTATCCTTCGGGTATGTTTCTTTTAATAATTCAAAATCATGTTCTGAAATGGTTGGAAATTCTCCAACGAAAGTGCCTTTTCTATACTTTGATAATATATCTTCTCCGTTAGTCATTATATATTAGTTTATTTATTCTAAGAACCAACTAAATGCGTTCTTTATTATTGTAACATTCACATCTCGATATATTAACCACTTCAGCCATGCTATTGGCCAAAAGAATAAATCAAATAATGTCCACCAAAATCCACCATGAATACTATGTCCTATTATAGCAGTTGGTATTGAGAATATTATAGTTGGGAATGAGAAGTTAAATTTATACTTATCGTTATTAAAATTGAATTTCATATATGTGTCCACGTTTTTCTCTTTACAATTTCTTCTATATTCCAAGTAGAAACTTTAAAGTTACGAGCAATTACATTAGTAGAAAATCCCTTTGAATAAAGTTCTCTGATTTGTAGTACTTGCTCGGTAGTTAGTTTTGATCTAGGATGTGATTCCCCTCTTAATCTCATTAGTTGTTTTGAGTATCCCTTTCCATACAAGTACTCATATGGTCTGCCCAATGTAGTATATATTGTATGTTCGAACGTAGTGTGTTATCTGGATTATAAGTTTTAAGGTATTTGATATTTGCATCATCATACATACCATCAGTTAGTCTGATTCCAAACCACTCGTTACTCGTATGTGTTAATCCATAATCACTTAATGTTAGAAATGTTCTATCAGTTAAATCCATGAATGGTAATTCTGGATTGTTTGTATAAATCTTTCCTTGATTTTTAATATGCCACTCAGATTTATTTGGTAAGTAATTAAGCACTCCTTTTTTACCAAGTTTTCCTAAATCATGATGGAATGCAGCGAATAACAATTCATCACGAGTGAAATCGATTTTTCCACCCACATCTTCATATAACTTCATCATTCTGATTGAGTTATTAACTACATTCATAATGTGGTCAATGTATCCCCCATCATATGCGTTATGATAACCTATGTTACCACTTGCAGGTTGTAACATTAGATTAGGTCCAAGTTCTTCCATACTGTACATATGTAGTAACTTTTCTAATCTTTCACCTGTGAATAAACTCTTTACCGCTGCAATGAATTTATTGTAATTTTCTTCTAGTTGTTTGTCTGTATATTGTTTCATGTAACCTATATTATGTTTTAAATAAATACCTTTGAACGTTCATCTCGTATTATAGGAATGTTTATTAAACTATAATCTGGATATACTGGATGTTTTTGATTAAAATCACAGAAAGTATCAAGTTTTAACCTAAATGCCTCAGCAACTTGTATATAATATAGTGGCTCACCACCCTCTAAACTAGTTAACTTTTTACTCTTATTAAAGGCAATTTTAGGTGTTGCTTTTAATTTTACTGTTGTTTCATCTCTGTGTACGAATTTAATTCCTGCCATATCTATTTATATTTTAAGTTATTTATAATGTAAATATACGAAATTTATTTGATATAACCTAATTATTTAGGATAAACTTTAGTCAATTCTTTCTATTTTACATTTAATTTCACACATATTTGGTGACATTGGATGTAAAATAGAAAAATTCATTGCTGTTGCTAATCCATTTGATAATCCGTAATTCTTATCTACAAAATAAACAATTTCAGTTCCATCTTGATTTGATAGTTGTTTACTTAATTTTTTAGGAACTTGAGGGATTCCAATTACTGGTTTATCTTTTTCCTCATCCTTCATAAATACTTTTATGCTTGCCATATTATTTATTTGTTACAAATATACGAAATTATTTTCATATATCCTAATGATTTACTATAAGTTTTCATTCAAAGCGTTTATATACGCCATTTCGGATTGTACTCCTGTGAATCGTTGTACTTCTTCACCATTTTTTTCAATAATAACAGTTGGAACAGAACGTACATGATACTTCTGTGCAACTTCATATTGAACTTCTATATCTATATCCTCAAAATTTACATTATTAAATTTAGATTTTACATTTTCCATTAGAGGTGTTAGTACCTTACAAGGTCCACACCATTCTGCATAAAATTTCTTTACTTGTATCATATCATTGTTTCCTTTAAATTAATTATTCTATCTCTGTTGTTATTTATGTATAAATTTTCAAGATTTTCATTTCTATCAATACCAAGATATTCATTCAATCTATCAATTCTTTTATTTAAATATATCTCCTCATACGTAAACAAAGGTATATTGTGTTTTTTAGATAATTGTGATAATGCTCTACTATGTTCTTTATAATGAAACATACATTCATTTACCAAATTAACATCAATATTTCCATATGGTTCTCGTATATGGTATTTAGAAAAATCATCACCGTATTTAGATTTTCTAAATGCCAATGATTCTGATTGTTCTAATTTATTTTCTCTATCCAATAAAATTATTTTATCAGATTTTAGTATAATTTGTTCACCAAAGTCAAATAAAGAATCATATCCTTTTGCTTGTTGATGGATTAATATTTTGTAAAATATACCATCTTCTAAACTAGATATTTCTCTTTCTTTTATAAACGGAAGTGTTTCTAGTTTTAAATCAAGTATCTTTGAAAGATATAATGATAAACTAGTAGAACCACTTCTTGATGAACATAATAAACTAACCATTATCCATCACAGGCTACGCAATCCGGGTCAAGAGCTCTTTGTGCTATATCACCACGAAGTACTGATTCAGTTCTCATGTAGTACAATGTTTTAATTCCTTGTTTCCAAGCTTCCATCGTTACTTGGTTAATCCACTTTGGTTCAACTATCGATGGAAATGCCAAGTTTAATGAAACTCCTTGGTCAATATATTGTTGTCTTACGCCCGCTTGTTTAACTAAATCCATTTGGTTGATTTCTTTAAAAGTTCTGTAAACATCTTTAACAGGATATGTTTTTGTTCTATCCTCATCACCTATTTCTGCACATAATAACATTTTTCCATTTAAGTAACACCACTTATCCAATTCAGGAACATCTTGTACAGAACCACCATCAGCTAATATTTTATCCCAAGTATCTTTATTATTGATACCAGCTTTTCTTAGAACTTTTTCTAGTTCAGCATTTTTTCTAATAAACGTTCCCTTAGATGTTTGTTCTGTGAATACATTTGCAGCCCATGGTTCAATACCTGCAGAAACGTTTCCACTTAATTTTGAATTAGATACGGTTGGTGCAATTGCTCTTAAGTGAGTATTTCTCATATTCGTTTCTCTACACCACAATGGTTCTCCCATTTCCTCACCCATATCTCTACTTGCTCTTTCAGATTCAATCTTTAATTGAGAGAAAATCTTACGAGTTTCGAATTGTGCTTCCATACCTTCAAATGGAATACCATTTTGTTGTAGATATGTGTGCCATCCTAAAACTCCCAATCCTAATGCTCTACCTTTTTCAGCAGATGCAACAGAATGTTCGAATCCTTTCATATTCTTTGCTTTCTGTATAAACTCTTCAAGTACACCATCCAAGAACCAAGTTGCTGTATAAACTAAATCAGTATCTTTCCACTCGTTGTACTTGGATAAGTTTAATGAAGATAAACAACAAACAAATGAATGATTTTCATCGGTATGTAGTGTAATTTCAGAACATATGTTTGTCATATGAACTTTTAAACCATTTTTCTTATAAGCTTCTGGATTTGCTTTATTAACATTTCCCTTATACATAATATATGGTTCACCAGTTGCTTTTCTTTTTTGTAATAATTTTCCCCACTTTCTACGAGAATCAGGATCACCATCTTGAAGTTTTCTCATAAACTTATCACCTACTACTGCACATTGGTGTAGATTTAATGATTGTCTGTTTACATCTCCTTTTGGTTCTCTGATTTCTAACCACTCTTCGAAATCTTTATGTTCTATGTTAAGGTTAACAGATGCAGCTCCTCTTCGTACCGAACCTTGATTGGTTGCGAGTATTGTTGAATCGTATATTTTTGCAAATGGTATTACACCATCAGATGTTCCATTACCTGTAATAGTAGAACCCGCTGGTCTGATTTGGTTGATACCAACACCAACCCCACCACCATGTTTGGCAAGTAACATTAATTCTAAGTTCTTAGAACCGATATCATATATGGAATCAGCTACATCAATACCAAAACAACTAATAGGCAATCCCCTATCAGTACCAGTATTTGAAAGAACAGGTGTTGCTAAGTTCAACCAACCCTTCCATATATAGTCAAAGAATTTGGTTGCTAGTTGTGGTTTACCTAATCGCATTGCAACTCGTGATGCAACTCTCCAATATGCATCCTTTGGTTTTTCACCAACAAGTAAATATCCTTTAGATATTGTTTTAACATATATCTCAGTATTTCCCCATGATGGAAAATCTACATCAAGTTCCCATCCCAATTCTTCACCGTAATTTTTAGCCATTTATTTTAGTATTAATTATATTATATAAGAACTACTGTTGGTTTGTACTCATAGTTTCCATACAGTTCTTCATCTTTTTTTATATCACATAACGAAATTCCATAACTGGAATCAACGTTACCATTTTCTTCTTTTGAGTTTAGTAAGCATAATGGTTCTGTAAATAAGAAATTAGTATCTTTAACTAATCTGAAATTGATATATGAGTTATCATCTTCAATTTTACTTACAAATGAACGAAGTATGTATGCAAACACTTCTCTTGGTAATAGTTTAGCCTCACTAAACTTTATTTTATACCAATCTGTTTCTCCTTTCCATTTTGGGAAAAGAGTTTCACCTTTTTTTATATCAATCAACGCAAATAATCCAATTCCTTGTAAACTACTAACTCGTTGATATGATTTAATACTTGTATTTAAGTAATCAAATGGTGTCATTAACTATTTTTTAAAATAAATCTCCCCAATCTTCACCTTCATTTGCCTTACTATAATCAGTAGGTCTAATAGCGAAGAAATCAGTATGTGTCAATCCACCGGTTAAGTGGTAGAACCAATCTAATTCGGATGCTGATTTTTTATCATATTCAAAGTAATCATCAGTACCTTCTTTTACTTCATATCCAAGTTCAAGAAGTTTCTCATTTACTCTTTTTACGATAAAGTTTTTTAAATCTTTCTTTTTAAGGTTTTCTAAATCACCTTGTTCAAATATCATATCAATGAAGTTGTGTTCTAATTGTATGATAAGTTTTGCTGCTTCGTAGATACCTTCTTTGGCATCTCCTAGTAATTCTGGGAATTCATCACTCATGTGTCTGAATAATTGGCAACCCATTTTAGAATGTAGAGATTCATCTCTTACACTCCATTTCATTTGTTGTCCAATCCCTTTTAACATATTTCTCATTTGGAATGAGTACAACACTGCAAATGAAGAGTATAGGGATACTCCTTCACTAAATGCAGAGAAGATTGCTAAACTTCTACCAACTTCTTTTCTTGCAATAGGATTTGTTGCCAAATCTGTATGTTTCCATTCATTGGATGTTGCAGTTAGGAGTTCAAACTTCTCAGCAATTGCAGGTTCGTGCAAAAACGCTGAGAAATCATCTAATCCTAATGTTTCATTTAGATATGAATATGCAGTAGCATGAACTGTTTCTTGTGAACCAAACATCATTGCCATCTGTCTTATCTCGTGTTTAGGAAACCAATCGGTAACCATATTAGTCCAATAATCAGATACTGCACACTCAGTTTGAGCAAATCCCAAAAGAATATTACCAACTAAGTTTTTTTCAGATTCAGTAAGTACTTCATTCCAATCCTTGACATCTCCTTGCATAGATATTTCAGTATGTAACCAAAATGCCTGTGCTTGTTTAAGCCACCCTTCGGTGTAGTACATCGGATATTCAAATGGTTTGAATGGTATTCTTTCTTCGAATAATTTGCTCATAGTTATCTAGATTACTTGTTTTCTTCTACTGATACTTTTCTGTAGTCTGTTACAAGTTTCTTGATTTCACCAATTGCTTTTCTTGCTCGTGATGCAGAAGCCTTTGAGCTACCATTGTGTTCTGCTTCGAATTGAGTATATAACTCTTTAATGTTTTCGAAAATTTCGTTTGAATTTGCCATAAAATTTATTAATTATTAATTTATTTAATCCCCCTCATCGTAAGGAGGTGTTTATAATTATCATCTAATTCTAAAAACAGAATAGATTTCCGATAATTTTTTATTATCACACAGTTTATTTTTTTTTATTAAGTGTGTGATAATTTTTTTGATATTCTATCCTCTATTTTTCAAATATAAAAATGGGTTCTAACTTTTCCCCATTTCCAGATACAGATGATAAAATCAAATATATTGTATCTGTATGTTTGAATCCAATTTCGGAAGAAATTCGTATCGTCTCGTTTTCTATTGTTTTATATTTTTTGGTATTAGCGATGTTTAACATTAACTTTCCACCAACTTTCAAACTACAATAACAGTTTGAAATCGTATCTTTTAAAAAACCATCTATCCATCCACTTTCGGTTGGATATTTTTTATAAGATTGGGTTTCCTCATCTGCATACTTTTCAGTATCAAAATAAGGAGGTGATGTAAAACACAAATCAATAGATTCATTTTCTGGTTTAAAAACCTCTGAACCTAACTTATGTAATTCTACTTCTTTGCCAATCGAATTGATATCCGTATTTAACCTCTCTAGTCCATCAAATGTTTTAGTTGAGGGTTCAGTACCAATATACTTCTTACAATCACTTGTGAGGAATCCTATTAACCTTCCTCCCCATCCACAACTCATATCCCATACAACTCCTTGATTTCCATAGGTATTATAGATATATTTTGCTGCTGAAGGTCTGAAATTGGATACTGATTGATTCCCTCCATATATTTTTAAATTCTGT